CCGGGTCTTTGAAATGACGGGTGTCTTGCCGAGTAATCGATATCAATCGATGCGAGGGCAGCACTAAGGGCGCCTCATCCAGAGCCTCGACGACCTCGTGAATGATTTCCTTGAGCTCCTTGAAGCCGCCTGAGTATTGCGACCAAACGTGGATCGTCACATAGATGAGGTTCGACTTCAGACAGTCGACATCATCCCTGATGACTTGGCTTTCCCCGTATTCGACGTATGGAAACGGTGCGTTGGTCGGCGGTCTGTCATAAATCCTTTGGGCCACCTTCGACGTCAGACCGGCTCGCGCCTTCAGCCTGGCAACGATGGCACCCTGCAATTCGAGATCTGGGTTGGCCATTACTTTTTCATGGCCTCCCTCACGCCTCGCCAGACGGCGTCGTTGATCCGCTTTTTCGCCTTAGCCCTGAACGCGCGCCATGTCGGGAAAATATGCGGTTGCGCCCGCGTGCCAGGGTGCATCTTTGCGCCTGCCGCCTGTTTCTTGCCGGCAACCGTACCGCCACCCTTCGCAACGTTATGCGGCCGCGTTCCGAACTCCAAAAAGTGCCAGATCCACGCGGCGAAAACGCCCGTCGCATCCGGATCTTTGCTGGCCGTTGCACCGACTAGCGCCTTTGCGCTCGGCCGGTCAGAAATCTTGCCGCCCTGTATCGAAGCAGCGTAGTCGCCAGCAGTTGCGCTGTTGCTTATCGGCGCTCGGTCGGAGATTTTATCGGCGGCTTCGGTAGCAATCTGAAGTTTCGCTTCGGCGGCGTATTTGTTGGCGAGCGGAGCGACCTGATTGAGCTTTTTTGTCAGCGCCTCGCGGCCCAGAACCTTTGCCTTGATCACGACGCCTCCCCCTGCACCACAAGCAGCTCGATCCACTGGTTGCGCTCGTCGATGTTGACCCCAGCCTTCATCGCGTAGAGCACACCGGTGCGCTTGTTGCGCGCCCTCCACGCTGGCGTGATGGTGCGCGTGCGTTCGTTGCTGCGGACGGTCATGGTGAAGGGCTGGACGCCTTGCAGGCGGCTGGCGATGACAGTCGCACTGCCGACACGCGGTTCAAGCCTGGCTGGCTCCTCGAATTGCTCCGCGAACCCGACCACAACACCGCCATACCCATCGTCGCCCTCAACCTCGGCCTCAAAGCCGATGCGCTCACTCAGCGAGCCTGCGCCCGCCCTCTTGCGTTTTGGCATTCGGTCGATCCTTGGTGGGTTCGGCAGCCCGAGCCGCTATCGCAGCCGCGGCGCACTTGCGCGTGACGTTGTAGAGGCCCGGCTGATAGGCGATGGTGAAGCTTGGCTGGCGCCAGTCGAACGGTTCATGGAAGCGGAGCCACATAGTCGTCCGCCACTGTTCGCCAGACACGCCACGGCGCCAAAAGCATCCGCACTGCACGCGGAAGGACTGCGTCGCCCGTTGCCTTGGGGTCAGGCTCGCGCACCTCGTAGAGGTCTCCTGTCACAAGAAGGATCGCCGACACGATTGCGGGCGTTGCCTCAATGCCATCAGCAGCCGTAGGCGTTTCACCGGCAGCTACGACTTCGCGATCAAGATGTTGCGCCACGATGCTTTCAGCAGCGTCGCGATATAGGCCGATCTCCGTATCTTCATCTTCATGAAAGACACGGAGATGCTTCTTGACGGTTTCGAGATCGACGATCGCCATATCAGGCAGCCACTACTGCGGACGTGGGCGCGCTTGTGACCGGCACACTGCCCTTGTCATTTGTGGCTGTGACGCGAACCGTGATGGCCTTACCAACGTCACCCACAACGGGAACGTAAGTCGCGGCCGTAGCGCCAGAAATCGCGACGCCATCAGCAAACCACTGCCGGGCGTAAGTCGGGGAGCCAGACCATGTGCCTGTGGTCGATGTCAGCGTCTGGCCGACCTGAGCCGTGCCCGTGATGGCAGGTGCAACAGAATTCACCGGCGAGCCGATACCGTTGACGATACCGGCGCCGATATAGGACGCGACCCTGCGCTTACGAACCTTCGTTGACAGCATCGGGTTTGTCCTTCTTCTTCGTCGAGCGAGCAGAGGAGATCACCGGCTTGTCATCTGATTCATCCGCGGCGTCGTCTTCAACGGCTGCCTTTGCCTCGCCGACGATGTCGACCAGCCCCTGCGCCTCGAGCTGCTTTGCCTCGCCTGCCTCGACCTTGAACGGATCGCTCTTTTTAGTCTTCAGTTCTTTGCCAACGGCGAACGTGCGCTTGGCCTTCACTTCCAGAAAATCGGTCATGCTCATTCCCTTTCAAGGAAGGGGAGCCGAAGCTCCCCTTAGTTCAATCAGGCGCCTTCGACATCGCCAGTCACAAAGGACTCGGGGCGATAGACTGCGAATGCCAGGCGCTCTTCAGCGCGGATCGTGAACATGTTCTTCTCGAAGTCGTCGACGTTCTCGCTGGACAACAGAACCTCGATTTCCATGCGGTCGAAGATCTGGGCTGCGAAGCTGAACGCGCCGGTGAGGAACTCGCCTGCGGCCATGGCCTGCGTCGAAACCACCGGCAGGTTCCAGAGCGTCGGAGTGAGCGAGCCCTGCGGATTGCCGATGATGTAGTTGCCGCCGGCGTCCTTGGTCAGCTCGATCTTCGCCCAGTCGATCGGGTTCAGAACGAACGCGGTCGCCGGATACTCAGCGAGAACGACCTGCAGAACAGCCAGACGGAGACGGTCGATGCCTGTTTCGTCTGCGGCAGCGAATGCCGGGTTGAATGCGGTTGCCTGCGGAACCAGACCGTGGATGTTCTGGCCGGTGCCAGAGCCATTCAACAGCTGATTTTCCTCGGCGAAACGGAGACCGTAGCGAGCGCGGCCGTCGATGTAGGAGCGAAGCGCAGGCGCGTCGTCCAGGATCTGACGGGAGGCCTTGAAGAGGTGCGCGATTGTGCGGACCGGCGCGGACGTCATGTCGAACGTCAGATCCGAATAAGGCTTCGCAGTCGTTTCAGCGACCGGTGCAGCGTTGTTCGTGTAGCCGGTTTCCTTGACGTATTCGATCGAGCTCGAAGCAGTCTGGCCGGGCAGAACCAGGTCGCGGATCGTCAGCTGGCGCTCAGGCAGACCAAAGATACCAGGAACGCGCGCGCCGGGAACCAGAGAGGTACCCTGAGATCGGCCGGCGCCGACAGTGGTATTGGCCGAGGTGATGGCAGCGCGGTCGGCCTTGACGCGGATGGATCCACGAGAAGCGCCGGTGAGCATACCAGCCTTAAACTCAGAGGAATCGATGACGAGGTCACCGAGGGACTTTTGCTCGTCTTCGCCGTTTTCCCGCTCACGCGCGGCGCGCTTCTCCATCTCGCCGAGGCGGGTCGTAACGTCGCCAAGTTCAGACAGAGCCTTGTCGGTCTTTTCCTTCAGCTCCGCCGAAACTTCGCCGTTGGCGGCAAGCTTCGAGGTGAAGTCGGTGGCGAGATTGCCCACCTGCTCCTTGATGGATGCGAGGGAGGCGCCAAGTTCGCCAATTTTTTCTGCAAGTTCGGCCATGAGTGGCTCCTTATTGAATGAGGGGTGTTTTTGCTTCGGCCAAAAGCCGTTCAATGGCTGCCAAAGCAGCAGCATCCGTCTCGACGTCAGGAGCCCCCTGACCATCCTTGAGGTAGAGCCGAGCGGCCCGCTCTGCCTCAGAGCCCGACAACCCCATCAGTCCCCTGATGCCGTTTTCGAACTCGCGTTTTGTGATTTGCTCGCCGGCGGACATCTTCGCAACCAGCGTCTGTGCGGCCTCAGCCTTCGCGGCGTTCGCGGCCTTGATGCGCTTTACCGGCGCAGGTTCCGCGTCCGCGCCGTAGCGGGCCAAGGTCTCGTCAAGCGTGGCAATTCGGTCGACCATGCCGCGGTCCATGAGCGCTTCTGCGTAAAACACGCGCCCCTGACCGTAGCCGTCCTCAACCTTACTGACCGTCACACCGCGCCCTTCGGCGACAGCTGCGACAAAGCGATTGTAAGAGCGGTTCACGCCATCCTGGACGTGGGCCAAGGTATCCTTGCCAAGCGCCTCGGTTTCGTTGCCCTCGACCTTGTGCTTGCCGGCTGAAATGTATGTGCGCTTTATGCCTCGCTGCTCAAGAGCGGCGGATAGGTCATCATGGGCGGTGTAAACGCCGATCGAACCCGCGCGCCCGGAAGGCGTGACGACAATTTCGTCGGTCGACGCCGCGATCCAGTAAGCCGCGCTCGCTGCCAAGCTGTTGACCTGAGCAATGATCGGCTTCTCGCCGCCGCGTAGCTTGCGGATCTCCGTTGCGAGCTCATCGGTGCCAGGTACCGTGCCGCCTGGGCTGTCGATGTCGAGAACGACGGCCTTGATGTCCGCGTTCGAAAGCGCCTTGTGCAGCGTTTTCTTGATGCCAGCATAGGAAGTGCCCCCGCTCATCGCGGAAAAAACATCCATTTTGTCGGCCAAGACCCCGTAAACCGGGATTACTGCCACGCTGCCGGACGTTTCTGCAATTTCCTTGGCGCGCGCATCGTCGATCGATGCGGCGAACTCGGACGAAAACAGCTTCTCACCTTCGGCCCGCGCCACCAAAACATCAGCCAAAACGCCCAGTTTTTCGCGCTGAATAGCCCAAGGCTCGGCCAAAAAGGCCGAAATCAGGTGTTCAAACTTCATGATTTTCCCTTATGCAGCGCGCGCTGCTGGCGTTGGCGCCGGAGTTTCGGTCTTGCCCAGCGTATCGAGGCGCGTCATCGTGCCGTTCACGATGGCCTTGTTGCCGCCGTCTACTGGCGCCTTGTCTTCGTACGAGCGAGCCTCATCGACGAGGTAAATGCCGTTCGTGACCATCTTCGACAGGAATTCCGCCCGCGCCGTGCTGTCGCCGCGCAAGAGTTCTTCCATGTTGAATTTCACCTTCGTAGTCTTCCTGGTCTTTGCGTCCAGCAAGTCACGATAGATTGCCGCTTCGATGCGCTTGAGCATCGGCCGCATGCAGGTCTTGGTGAATTGGAGGATCAGCTGCTCGATGCCGCTGCCCCAGGTCGTGGTGCCGTTTGCCGCGTGACCAATCATCACGGGAGGAACGCCGAAAATGCGGCAGATCTGCTCAACGCTGTACTGCCGGGCCTCAAGGAACTGAGCATCTTTAGGGTTGATCGACATCGGATACGGCTTGAAGCCAGCCTCCAATACCGTCACCCCACCAGCCTTCTCCGCACCGGCGAATTGCGTCAGCGTGTCGGATATCTGCTTGCGCTGATCTGCTTTGAGAATTTGGTCAGAGCTGACAATGAGCGAAGAAAGCAGGCCGTTCTTGAACATGCGGCCGGCGACCTTCTCGCCCGCCAATGCACTCCCGACCGTATTGCGCACCACACCGATCGGCGACATGCCGCGATCACAGCCAGGCAAACGGACGCCGCGGACGTGAAACATCTTGCCTTCTGGCACTCGGCGCTTTTTGCCGTCTTCCGTCACCTCGTAGTAGCGCGTGTTCCGCCCATCTTTGGAGCGACACACGTCCACGTTCAAAGGGTGAAGCGGATTAAGTGCAACGAGGCGCTCGCCGTTCATCTTCTTTTCGGCGAAGAAATTGCCGTCGAGCAGCAGGCACATCGCCGCCATCGACCAGAACTCTGGCGCAGTGTCGTCCATGTTCGGCATGTCGTGCAGAAGCTCGTATAGCGGAGCGTTCTTATCGACCGTGACGCCGTCCTCGCCGTAAACGATGCAAGGAAGCGTTCCGGCCGCGTTTTGCACTAAGTTGACGCATGCCCAAACCGCATCAAGCGAAAGGGCGCTCTCAATCGTGACTGTCTCCCCGGACGTGGTGCCGAGGCCGAAGAAGCCTCGCCAGAACTCGCCGTCGGTGAGCTTGATAGGCCTTCCGACCCATCTCTCAAAAAAGCCCATCAGGCCTCACCACTAGGTTGCCCGTCACCAGGTGACAGAAATGATATTGTTGACGAAGTCGTCCAAGTCACCGCTGTCGCCGCCCTCGTAGGTGCCAGCCATCGCCGTTGCCATTGCCAAGGCGACCGCGCCGTCGATGCGGCGTTCGCGGTTGTGTTTGACGAGCTTTCGATTGCCGGCAGGATCCGCTTTGACGGTGGCATTCATCATGCACATCGTCAGCACTGGATGGTCGCCGTGGGCCAGATTGCCATTCAGGATGATGCTTTCTAGCTCGCGGAGAGCTGGCGACATCGACTGAAACCCTTGCCCAAAAGGCTGGAAAACAGCGTCATCGCCTTCGAGCTGATCATCAGTAAAGCCAGCCTTTTGCAGCCATGGCTTCAGATGTCGGAAGTTCCATCGGTCGAACGCGATCTTGCGGATATCCATCTCTTCGAAGCGGTCTCGCAGGTAATGCGCGACAAACTCGTAGTCGACAGTTCTGCCTGGGGCGGCTTCGAGATGCCCATCTTTATGCCACACATCGTACGGCACGCGGTCGGCTTTTGCCTTCGCGCGTATCCCGTCGCCGGGCAGCCAGAACGTCGGCTTTACGTGCCAGGTGGTCTTTCCGTCCTGCTCTTTCGGCGCCATGAGCACCAGAGCAGTCAAGTCGCTCACCTCAGAAAGGTCGAGCCCACCAAACACAGGGAGACCATCAAAGTCCACAACTCGAGCGTTACACGCTCGCCAAATAGCCGGAGACACAAACGGTGCATTGGCATCGATCCTTTGGTTGAGATGGAGCCAACGGAAGCTGGCCTCCTCAGTCGGCATACGTGCCGCGCGCTCAGCGTCGTCGCGAACCGATGAAACGGACTTGAACTTGCCAAGCGCAGGGTTCGCGGCCTGCCACGCTTCCTCGTCGAGGACGTCGCAATCAGCCGGAGCCGTGTAAAGGTGCGAAACCGTTCGTGGTGCTTTTGATGTCTCGGCATCGTCCAGCCATCGCGAAAAGAGGTCGCCGTCAGTCGCTGCCTGCGTCGAGATAGCGAAGATCATCGCCTTATCGCCGTAAGCGCCTTGCGACGTCACGATCGCTTCGACGAAGTCGTCGTGCGGGCCTTTGATCTGGCCGACCTCGTCGAGGATGGCGACCAGTGGCGACCCACCGTGCGCGCTCTTGGCTTCCGCCGAGCTGGCTTGATATTCAACTGCTTTGCTCAAGCCAACGATGGTTTTACTGGACGGCACAAGCCTGTATTTTTTGTTGAGCTCAGGAGACAGCAGAAGCATCTTGCTGGCGTAATTGTAGACCTCTGCCGCTTGTTTGCGCGACCGAGCACCTGACATCATACGACTGTTTGGAAACGCCTCCGGGCCCACGATATGAGCTAACAGAAGACATGCTATTGTTGCCGTCTTTGAATTCTTACGTGCAATCGACAGGTAAGCCCTGCCCGTTCCGTGGGGGTTGTCGTAGACCGCCAGGATGAAGCACTCTTGAAAGTCAAGAAGCCTGATAGGTTGGCCGACGAGATCCCCCTCCGGGACAACCAAAAAGCCCTCGATAAATCGGCATACCTTTTCGCCTCTCGTAAGCTCGCTGACCGGAAGTCTGCGCCAGTCCCGCCTTAGTGGGGTGGGACCGCTCTTAATCGCCTCCAAAACACTTGGCGGCCAACTCAGATTTTGGCCGTTCATCATCCGCCCTCAAAGGGCAAGCGCGCCATTCAAAGGAGGCTTGTCCTGCTGTTCTTCTTTTTGTTGTTTTCGTCGGCCCACATTGGGCGTAGGTTCGAAAGCTGGTTGAGCGCTACGACGTCCTCCAAGTTTCGGGCCGAACTTGCAGGAACGATGTGATCAACCTGCCATGCACTCATGTTGTGCCATCCCATACCCGAGTGAAATTGGCGCTCGACATGACGAACAAAGTCATCGACGGTATAACCGAGTTGTTCGAACGTCTTGGAAGTCTTGATCGCCCCAACCCTGGCGAGGGCGTGCCGGTGCAACCTGCTTAAGCGGGCCTGCATTGCAGATCTGGGATCGGACTTTCGTCGCTGCCGCTGTCTGGTTCTGTTCTCCAGCACCCTTGCGAACCGCTCATCATCCGGAAGAGATCGTGAACGCAGTATCTCAGCAGCAACCTCCTTTTGCAGGCACCCACAGGACTTGGTCAGATGTGGAGAAGAGGTGGTAGTGGTGTTTCCACAGTCGCAAACAGCTTCCCATATTTTGTGCCTATGAACAGTTTCGCCTACACATTTGGTGAACGTCAAGCGGCCGTTTTTCGTCCCGGATCGGTCTTTGAAGCGAGTGCCATTGCCAGTTTTGCTATCCACACCTTTCGGCAAACGAAACTCCTACGCAAGCAAATCGCTATCTGATCTGACGCCTGCCTCGATCTCCTTGGCTTGGTCTCGCCGCTTAGCCGCGTCCCTCGCCTCGCCTTGTACGGCGCGCGCATGCAGCGCCAGTGATCGGCGAAACGAAAGGATGGAAGAAGCGTGCATCTGGACGACGGATTTCCGTGGGTTGGCTACGGGCGTCCCTTTTTCCGTAACGGCGACCGAGCCCTCAGTACGGAGCAGGTCCTGCTCCCTCACGAGGTCGGCCATAGTGCGGGCGAGCATTGCGGCAATCTCAAGCTGGTGCGCCGACCAGTCGGCGCGCGCGTATTCGGCAATGACATTCTTGAAAAATGGGACGTCGCCGTCGTCGAGCGGCACGTTTTCAGGAAACTGGATCTCCTCAGAAGCCACAGAGGCAATCCTCACGGCTTCATCAACGCTGTCGACGCGGCTTTTCTTATCAGACATGCGGAATCCCCTCGCGCACGCGCGCTTGCGCACGCGCTAGGCAAAAATCTGTGTTTGCATTTGAATTGCGTTACCCCGGCGGTCCTTGGCCGGGTCGACCGTCGACTTTTCGACCACCCCCCCGGTCGGGCAAAACCATCCATTATGTCACGGATCGAGAAAATTGTCAAGCATAAAATGTGATTTTATTAAATAAAATCAACAATTTTTCGACATTTCTTCAACCATCACATCATCTCGATAGGATATCCATCAACGCCAATGACCACCGCCTGCTGGCCTCGCTCGAGGCGAGCCTTCAGCTTGTCGTGGCATGGAGCGCAAAGTGATTGCAGGTTGCTCGGGTCGTAGAACAAAGCCTCGTCGCCCTTGTGCGGCTTGACGTGGTCACACACTCTGGCCTCCGTCACATCCTCGACAGCTAGGCAGAACCGACATAGCGGCTCGGCAGCAAGCTGCGCCTCACGTAAGCGCTGCCATCGTGCAGTCTTATACATACGGCGGTAGAGAGCAGCTTCGGTTGAACGGCCGTAGAGTTTGGTCATTGCGCCACACCCTTATGACGTGCATTCTGACTAAGCGCGCAAGGATAAATTGGGAGTGTCAAGTTGGCAGAAGATCATCTGGATAAAGAAATAAGCGTCGGAGCCTCACTCACCGAAAGTGGTGTAGAGGCTAAGGCGAACTCAAGAACGTTGGCCGCGCTTGATCGATTAGGGGGAAACCTTGTCGAATTCGGGAACGTGTATCTCGAAAAAGGACTTTCCAGGAAAAGAGCCACTATTGAAGGCGAGAAGCAAATTATCGCGGCGGTGGCGGCAAAGGCGGTTGAGGTCATCGGAAGCGATAACGCCTTTGCCGCGAGAGCGATTGCGGCCCACTTCGGGGAAGCGGCGCGAAAACAACTTAATAAAGACGGTGTGCTAGAAAAAGCCCTTGAAGACTTGCGGCACGCACCCCCTAGTCCTGAAGATGCAGGCACGGGTCCGGACACATTGGCTGATGAGTTCGTAACTCGAATAGAGCATTACTCATCTGAGGCAACCACTGAAGAACTGCGCGAACGATGGGGACGCGTTCTAGCTGCTGAAATTAGACGGCCTGGCACATTCTCAAGGGGCGTTCTCCGCGCCATAGACGAATTAGACGCCGATGCAGCTAGAATTTTCGAACAGGTCTGTCAGAATCGCATCAGAAGAAGTCTCCCTAAAACTTTGACCGGAGAACTAAGTTTCAACACCGTTGCAAAGCTTGTGGAAGCGGGTTTATTGCTTGACCCTGGCACCGGGCATACTCTTAGTTTCTCCGAAAAATCGGACTCTGAAGGCAAAAAAGTTTGGTTTCTTAACCTCGGAAATTTTGGTGTTTCCTTCGACGCAGACAAAAGTCTAGTACTTATCGGTAGCGATCCTATCGGTGTGGACGGCAACGTTCCATATATCAAGGTCTATGTCCTCACTGAGGTGGGACACGCTGTAAGCTCGATTTTACCTGACCATTCTGATGCCGCAGCAAAAAGGCTCATTGCATCGATTGTAAAGTTTTACCCCGACGTCTCCGTTTACTTTCAAAATAAGGCCACGAACACATATCGATATCTTGACCCATCATCGTTCGTGGATGCCCAATAGGCATTATGCGCAGAAGCCCAACATATTTTTGGTAATCACGCCGCAATACTTTGCGCGAGAAGGCCTTTTCAATCCTTGCGAGGGCGGATAGTGCCCCCCCGATTTTTCAGGAGATCAGCGAATGCAAAGCCGACATCTAGACAACCTCGCTCTTCTTTCGGGAGCGCAACGATAGAGAGGTTTGCAAACGCCTAGCAGTACCGAGACGAGTGTACCATAACCACGCCATCTGACTTTTGCGCCCATCCTCTAAGGAGAATAACAAAAGCGGCCCGCTCAACCACTTAAGGGAACGGGCCGCATGAACCCACGCTGCGGAGGAGAACGCGCATGGGATTGGTTGCGGAGGTGAGATTTGAACTCACGGCCTCCAGCTTATGAGGCTGGCGAGCTACCGGGCTGCTCTACTCCACGTGATAGTTACCCAAAGCTCAGAGGCTGCAACGAGTGCAGCATGGCGATGGGTCCGACGCTTAGAGCGCTCGGAGTGTGGTGGGGTTCGCAACTACGTTGCGCCACCCCTTCACATTACTCTCTCCGAGATCGCGGAAAGGGACGTTATGACGCCGCCTTTCGTAGTGCAGCCATCAATTTGTCGTTCGCGGCCATCAGTCGACGTTTTCCTTGTCGTTCGGCCTGCTTGCCTGAGTATCCGGCCTTGGTCCCGAGATCGGACATGTTCCTCGCTGACCGCGCGGCTTCAAGCGTCGCTCTGTCTTCGTCTTTCAACTCATCAACCGCATCGAACCACTCCTTGCGATCCGCCATTGCGGCTACGATATCCTGCCACATCATCGAGCCGCCGCCGGCGCATGTGGTCTTTTGCATTCCTAGAAAGCTATCTGCGATCTTGGCGGAGCCACACGGCAGTCCATCAGGGCAGCGGGTGAATGTAACCTTGCTCATGTCGGTGTTGGCATAAGCCCTGGCCAACTGCGCCTTGGCTTCGTCGTGGCTTAGATTGATGCGAATACCCTTGTGCCTGCGCCCCGTGACGTATCTGGGCTTCTTGGTGTCCAGCATCTCGGCGAAGTAGTTGTTGCTCTCTATCACCTCACGTGGGTTTTCGTCACCGCCAAGCGCAACGTCAACCTTGTCCCGTGAACCAAGCATCGCACCTGCTGGCATCCTTGCCGCATATTCCTCAACGCCTCCGTCGATCTTAAGCCTGAACGCTCTTTCGGTCTGGCTCCCGTCACTGAACCGCAGCTTTCCGATCCGGACAACCTGCCCTGCTGGGTTCCGCTCGACGTCACCCGTAGCAACGTTCTTCATGATCTCGGCGACAGATGGCGTTACCAGCCTTTTGCGATCGTGCTTTAGGTCTTCGATTTCGTCGGGGTTGTTGTCGTTTGCTGGGACGACAGACCAGTTAGTTTGTAGCGGCTCCGGCTGATGATCTGGTTCGGCGGCGAAGCGGCGGACCGCTGCCAGCTGCTCTGCAAGTGATCCATGTCTAGCCATTCTCGTCTCCCCTGTGGTGAAGGCGCTTGGTGGGCGCCGTTACTGCTGCCTGGTGTTGTCGTTATCGGCCAGCCAGCTTTTGACGAGCGACACGGCCTTGCTTGCCGCTTCCCCTGTGGACGTGAACCGCACCACCTCGACCGGATGCCCCAGTCTGACGAGCGATGCGTGGCGCTCGACCTGCGCAGGAGATAGCCGGCCTTTACCAACCTTGTTCTCGATCATCCGCAGCTTGCCGCCCTTGAGGTAAATCCGTAGATCGGCTTCGCCTGGCGTCAACCCGGTGGCTATAGCATCAGCTTGGGCACGTGGTCCGCGCTTGGCTGAATTCATGTCACCCGCGAGCAGGAACTGCCGTCCATACTCTGGCAAGGCGCGCAGCGCGCGCACCTGAGCCGCCTGCCCTTCGCTTTCCTTGATGGGTGCGTCAGCGACACTCACCTTGCCCTTGGCGCTCGTGCGGATGACCACGCGCTTCCCGTTGACGCGGGTGGTTTGGGTGGTGGCTTTTCCCATGGCTGTCTCCTCGTGTGGTGGCTCGCCAGTGGCGGTGGCGACACACATACTTTCCGAGAGAGGAGCGAAAACGGGTAGTCGATTTGTGAAATATTTTTTGCGCAAACAAAAAGACCGGCTGAACGCCGGCCTTTTTTTAGTGCTCGTCACCGCGATGCGGACATCGCTTCATCAGCTTCTTGATCGTCCGTCGATCTCCGCCGAACCGATCCATGACCTCAACGGCCTTTGGCAGGCTGACCGAATATTCCTGTTGCAGTTGCTCGACGGTGTATGGCTGCGTTTCGTTGTCTGGCATGGCGCCCTCCTTCAGACCCGCAAATGCGACCACCCCGATTCGAGTTCCAGTCAAAATGCAGGTTGCACCCGGACCGCCCTTCTGCCCGCTGCACGTTGCCCAGATAAATCATCATCAGAACCGTGCGCGCGGCACACCGCCCTGCA